TACTAGAACAGGCAATTGTTGATGCAACTGCATTAAGGGAAGCAGCCCTTAAAAATGCAGAGGCTGCTGTAATTGAAAAATATTCTGATCAGATAAAAGATGCAGTAGAAACAATGCTTTTTGAGCAAGAAGAGCCTGCAAGTGCTCTCGAAGAAGAGCCAGTGGTCGATGATATGCCTTTGGCAGCTAACGACGAAGAAAAACTTTGCCCTTGTCCTGACGACGACGAAGAGATTGAAATTAATTTTGATGAACTTTCACGCCAAATGGATATTGAAGGCGAGCAAGATCCAGAGTCTGAGGATGATATGGCCGCAGATGTTTTGGATATGGAAGAGCCAGAGGAAGAAGAGCCACTAGCTGAGGACGTTGATATCGATGAAGATCTCTTAAACGCCTTAGTAGAGAAGCTCACAGTCGACACCAAGCCAGTTAAGTCAGGCTGGGCTGGCACACCAGAATCAGTTATGGAGTTAGCAGAAGAAGAACTTCTAGCAGCTGCCCAAGACACAGAATACAAAGAAAAGAGAGATGCAATGCGCAAAGCAATGGAATCTCTCCAAGAGTCCTATGATGGACTCAAAGAAGAAAACGAAAACTTAAACGCACAGCTAGCTGATGTAAACGCCAAATCGGATACATTAAAGCAAGCTGTCTTAGTTTTAAAAGAGAAGTTGGATGACTTAAACGTCTCCAATGCAAAACTTCTCTACACAAATCGGGTCTTAACAAACGACTCCTTGAATGAGCGGCAAAAAAATCATATTGTCGAATCTTTGTCCAAGTCCGATTCCGTTGAAGAAGCAAAAACAATTTATGAAACTCTTCAAAACGCAGTGAGCGGAAATCGCAACGATAAGAAGCAATTAAATTCACTGAGTGAGGCAGTTAATAAAACTTCTTCTACAATTATCTTGTCTGCTCGTGAGCGGCAAGAACCCCAGCGAAATAATTCATCTCTTGATAGATGGAAGATTTTAGCAGGAATTGACAAAAACAAAAATTAATATAAGGAGAAATTTACAATGTCAGTATTAGATAAATTAACAGAAGGCATTGTCGAGAGAAGCCTTCAGCAAGAGGGTGCAGCTTTGCTTGAAAAGTGGGAGCGCACTGGTCTTCTTGAGGGTCTCGGTAATGACCAAACAAAAAATGGTATGGCTCGTTTGCTTGAGAACCAGGCAGCGCAGCTTCTTAAAGAGGCTTCCTCGATGGCAGCTGGTGACGTTCAGGGCTTTGCTTCCGTTGCATTCCCAATCGTTCGTCGTGTTTTTGGTGGCTTAATTGCTAACGATCTTGTTAGTGTTCAGCCTATGAGTCTCCCTTCGGGTCTCATCTTCTTCTTGGATTTCACCAAGACAAATAGTCGTGGCGAAGCTACTGCTGGAGATTCTCTCTACGGCGGCGGCGTGGTTGGTAAAAACATTTCAACTGGTGTTACCGACATCAGCGAGAATGGCTTCTACGACCTTAACAACGGCTACTCTTCACCACTCAGCGCTTCTCTTTTAGAGAAAGGCGCAATTCAAGGTTTCCTTTCGGGTACGGTTGGTGGAAGTGATGCAGTTAACAGTACTGCAACACCACACTTAACAGCAGCACCTTCCTTATCAACGGTAAAAATGACTGCTCAAGAGCAGCTTGATGCTGCAGTTCGCTACGATCCTGATCTTCAGGGCAAGCGCGTCGCAGTTGCTCGTATCGATACTAGCGTTTTGCCTCAGCTTAATTTTGACAACTTAGTCGCAATTAATATGGCATCTGCTCACTTGGACCTTTCTGGTACTCTTGTTCGCCGCTTAACATCGCTTTCCGGTGCACACGGCGTCGGTGATGCTACTGTGCCAGCCAGAACCTCGCTTATGCTGGTTTTTGAAGCTGCAAACAATACTGTAAGAGGCTTAAGTAGGCTTGTTGACCACCTTTCCAGCTCGGCAGCTTCGATCGCCCAGCACACAATTCAGTATCCAACTGCTGATAACTTCAACAATGTTGGTGATACTTCTATCGGTGCAGTTGTTGGTGCTTCCGAGTGGCTCTTGGAGTCTGATGCTACCACTGTTAGCGGCAACTTCAGCAGTAACGAGGTTACTCAGCAGATTCCAGAGATCGACATCAAAGTTGATTCGATTGCAGTGACAGCTATCACCAAGAAGCTCAAGGCAAAGTGGACCCCAGAGTTGGGACAAGATCTTAACGCTTACCACAACCTTGATGCAGAAGTTGAGCTTACTAGCATTCTTTCTGAGCAAATCGCTCTTGAGATCGACCGTGAGATCATGGAAGACCTCATTAAAGGCGCTACAGCTGGTACTTTCCACTGGTCGCGTCGCCCAGGTAGATTCGTTGTCAGAAATGAGGGTGGAGATATCAGCAGCAATGCGAACGAGCAGCTGCTTGGTGCAGACTTTACTGGTACTGTTAGCGAGTGGTACGAGACTCTCGTTGAGACAATCAACGATGTTTCGGCTCAAATC